AGGTTATAGAGAAAGACAGAGACTTATAGCTCATTGTAATCCATTCTAAGCCACGCTATAAGAGAAGATGACTAATGTATCAACTATAATCACGCCTAATGTCTAGGGTATCAAAAAAGACATAATCAAGCATAATGAGAAAGGGGAGGGGGAGGTCCGATTGTTTCTCAGAGAGTTCTTGTCAGATTAGGTAGTAAAAATTTATAACATACCAAAACATAAAGTAAGCCTACACATGAATACTACTAAATTACCATATAGCTTCACTCCAAGGGATTATCAAATCCCTTTTTTAAGAGCTTTAGATAATGGTATTAAAAGGGCGGTGCTAGTATGGCATCGTAGAAGTGGTAAGGATAAGACAGCTTTTGCTGCTTTACCTAAAGAGGCTTTTAAAAGGAAAGGAACTTACTTCTATTTAGCTCCTACATATACACAGGGTAAGAAGATTATCTGGGACGGTATAGACAAGAATGGATTTAGATTTCTACATCATGTGCCAAAACAGCTTATAAAGGGCAAACCTAACGAAACTGAGATGAAAATAGACCTAGTCAATGGCTCTGTTATTCAGGTTATAGGTACAGATAAAATAGATAGTATTGTAGGTACGAACCCTTTGGGGTGTGTATTTACGGAATATAGCTTGCAGAATCCTAAAGCATGGGACTTAATAAGACCTATTTTAGCTGAGAACGGAGGCTGGGCTGTATTTATCTATACTCCTAGAGGAATGAACCATGGATATAAGATATTACAACAAGCTAAGGACAATCCTAAGTGGTTTACTCAAATTCTTACCGTAGATGACACAAAAGCTATTCCTAAAGAGGTATTAGAGGAAGAAAGGAGAGATATGCCTGCAGATTTATATGAGCAGGAATATAATTGTAAATTCATAGAAGGGGCTTCTCAGTTCTTTAAAAGGATTGATGAGAATACATGGAATGGTGATTTACAACCAAATCCTGGGCATTTATATCAGGTAGGTGTGGATTTAGCCAAGTATCAGGACTTTACTGTTATAACCCCTTTTGACAAGACTACTTTCCAAGTAGGTAAGCAAGAAAGGTTTAACCAGATGGACTTCAATTTACAGAAAGCAAGAATAGAAGCAGTAGTCCGTAGATTTGATGCCAACCTTTGTATCGATAGCACAGGAATTGGTGACCCAGTTGTAGAAGACCTAGGGAGAACAGGAATATCTATTTATCCAGAAGGAGGATTTAAGTTCTCTGCTACTTCAAGAATGAACCTTTTAAATAATTTAGCTATTTTACTAGCACAGGATAAAATAAAAATACCAAACGATGAAGGCTTGATAGAAGAACTTAAAGCATTCCAATATACTACTACCCCTACAGGAGTAAGAAAGGTATCTGTACCTGCAGGAATCCATGACGATAGAGTTATGAGCCTAGCATTAGCAGTTTATAATGCTAAAGTGCCTATTTCTTCTGAAGAATTAAATCAAGACTTTGGTTTATATGAAACTGAATATAATTAATAAAGACAATTATTGTAAAAATAGCTATAAAATGCTATAATAAGAGATAACAAACTAAGTTTATATATATATGATTAATAAAAAGGATTTAGAGTCAGAAGCAGTTAGTTTAGTAAGGGGAGAGAGAGATGCTTGGGAAAATGCAACAGCCTTTGTCACTGACAAGGTTGCTTTTAATATGCGTAACCTAATAAGAACAATGCGTAAGAATTACTGGGGTGTATTTGATAAACCAGTTGACCCAGTTACAGGATTAAAAAAGGTTTGGATTCCTATGTCAGAATGGTTAGTAGATACTACTGTCAAGCAATCTGATATAGATAGAAAAGATATGAAATTCAGAGCTAAGAATCCATCTGCTATTGGACTTACTAAAATTATAAGAAACTTAGCTATTAATGTTTTAGATAGTATTTTCTTTGGTGAGAAGTTAAATGATTTAGAAAGACAACTTGCTATTGATGGAACTAGAGTATGGAAAACATTAGATGGTATTGACCCAAAAACAAAAAAGAGAACTATTAATATCGTAGAGCCAGATTTATTAAACTTATATATAGACCCAGCAGCTAATAACATTCAAGATGCTTATAGATTTACGGAAAGAGGTTTATTGTCAGTTGGACAAATTAAATCTATGGATTGGATTAATACAGCAGAAGTAAGAGCAGAAGAAGGATTATCAGCAACAGATTCATTACGAATGGGTGGCAACGAATCAAAAAATACTAAAGCTGTTGATGTTTGGGAAACTTGGGGATTAATTCCAGAATACTTAATTACTGGTAATAATAAAGATACTCAAGAGATTGAAGGTCATATCGTAGTTTCAGGTATAGATACTCCTGGAAAAGAATTAGTACATTTAGTTGAAAGAAATGAAGGAGGACTTAAACCTTATGAGGAAGCATTCTTAATCAAAGTTCCTGGAAGGTGGTATGGAAAAGGAGTTTGTGAAAAAGTTATGTGGTTACAGTTATGGTTGAATACTATTGTTAATATTCGTATCAATCGTTCCAGAATTTCTCAATTAGGTATTTTCAAGATTAAGAAAGGTTCTGGTGTTACACCACAAATGCTTTCAAGATTAGCTTCTAACGGAGCTGTAATGGTTAACGATACTAAAGATATTGAACAGTTTGTAATGCAAGAGGCTAGTGCAGCTTCTTACAAGGACGAGGATAACGCAATTACATGGGCACAAAGGATAACATCTTCATTTGAAACTGCTACAGGCGAAGGTATGGCAGCTAGCACGCCTGCTACTAACGCAGCAATTCAATCTGCTAGTTCTCAATCATACTTTACTCTTATAAAGGAAAATCTTGGATTCTTCTTAGACAGGTGGGTACAAAGACATTTCCTACCTTTGATGATTAAAGGTGTTAAATTAGGCGATATAGTAAGATGTTCTGGCGATGTAGATGAAATTAAGGAATTAGACCAGTTATTAGTCAATAAATTGCTTTGTGAGCAACTAGAAAAGGCTAATAGTCAAGGGTTAGCACTAAATCCTATGCAGGTATTACAAGAAAAGGAAAGAGCTATGGCTAAATTAGAAAGTTATGGTGGAGAAAGGTATATTAAGTTGTTAAAGAAAATAGATGTGTCACAATTTGATGTAGAATTTGACATTGGTAACGAGAAGTTGGATAAAAACATCATGTATCAACAGTTAGCTAGTATTTTAAGTGTTGTTCCTGAATATAAAGACCAAATTATGGAATATATGTTTGATTTAATGGGTATTACGCTAAAGAAACCACAAATTCCTATGATGCAACAAATGCAGGAAGGTGGACAAGCACCTGGACAAGCTAATCAAACACAAGCACAAGTTCAAAGACAACAGAAACCAGTTAAGAGTGCTAGAGATGTAAGCCCAACAGGTTCAGTTATGCAAGCTAAAACATTAAATAATTAATATGGCTAAAAAATTAGATAAAGAGACAAGAAAAGTTTTATCAAAACAAGAAAAGATTAGTAATTTTGTTGATAATGAAGGTTGGAAAATTGTGAAAAAAGAATTAATGAGTAAATTGATAACAATAGACTCTATAACTTCTGTACCTAGGGATAAAAAATCTAATGAAGAAATGTTACATGAATATGGAGTAAGAGAAGGAGTAGTTTCTGTAGTAATTGAATGGATAAATGAAATGGAAGGTACTGCCGCACAATTCAAGAGCAATAGAGAATTGATGAAAGAGGTTAGAGGAGATTCAATAGTTCAATACTTCGAATAAGAAATTCACCGATGTCCCTTTATAGGGATATTGGCGAGTTCCTAATTAAATTAAAAAGGTCGAGGAACTTCAGCACTAATATAAAATCATGGACAAAACAATCAATACCGAAGAAACCCTACCTAATGATGAAACATTAGAAGGTGATGTATCGACTGGTTCTGAAAATGTCGAAAGCGTTCACGAGCTATTATCTAAAGAGCTTGGGAAAGACTTCAAAGATGATGAATCAGCTTTAAAGTCAATAAAAGACACTTTCAAATATGTTGGCAAGGTCGGTCAGGTCTTACCAGCCATTGAGAAACTCAAGGAAAAATTTGGAAGCGAATCCGCCGTTTTAGATACATTAGCAAAAATGGAGAAAGGAGAAACTAAAGAATCTCCTATCGACACAAAAGGTTTCGTATCGCAGGAGAAATATGATAAAGATACTTTCTTTAACAAAAACCCTGAACACGAAGCTAATCGTGAATTGTTAGATGCTTTAAGGACTAATAATCCAGATAAAAATTTGAGTGAATTGGTAGAAATGCCTGTTTATAAGAATATTTTTGACAAAGCAACTAAATACGACAAGTCCGAGAGTTCAAAATCAGTGCTTGTATCTAATCCAAAGTTAGGTCAGGCAACCGATAACATCTCAAAAGCAAAAGAATACGCCAAAGCTGGTGACATTAATGCCGCTAGTGATGCAGCTACTAAAGCTGTAATGGACGCATACGAACTGTAATTGAGATACGGGAACTGTACCTAAATAGAATATGACTACAGATAATATTTTAAGGACATTTGGAGATGTTTCAGCAAAAGAAGATGTAGTATTAAATGCTATCGAGATTCTTACCGCAACAGAAACTCAAATTATGAATATGTTGCCTAAGACTAAAGCAATCAATACTATTCACTCTTACTTAACCGACACATTAGCTACAGCTGGCAGTCTAGCAGTAGCCGAAGGTGGAGATTACAGTGCAGCTGCTCTTACTACACCAGCTAGGTTAACAAACTTGGTTGAGAATGTAGCTAAGAACTTCAAGGTTACTAGAACACAACAGGATATCGCCCATTATCAGGGTGTAGATGAACTACAAAGACAAACAACTAAAGCTCTCAAAGAATGGGGTAATGCTGCAGAGTTTGACTTAGTCCGTAGTACATTAGTTTCTGGAGCTTCTGGCACAACTTGCAAAATGAGTGGTATCATCGAAGCTGTTTCTAAATCTTCAAATCATACTTCTCACTCGTCTGGAACAGCTTTTTCTGCTTCCATACTTGATGGACTTATGAAAGATAGTTGGGATAATTCTAATGGTGATGTTGCTACAGATTTGTTCGTAGGCAGTTATCTACGAAATGTAATCGATAGTTTCACCCAAAAGAGTAATGTTGTTGTCAACAACGCTGGAGGAGTATCTTCAATTGTACGAACCGTTTCAACTTATGAAACTGCTTTCGGAACATTGAGAATCTTCAAGCATCGTTACATTCAACAGAGTGGTGACGCTACTGGTAGAGTATTAATTATTCGCCCAGAAAAGTTAGCAGTTGCTCACTTGAAGAAACCTTATATTGACAAAGATTTGGCTAGAAGTGGAGACTACGATAGAATTTTGTCGTCCTTATGGGAAACCATAAGTGCAAAATCTTGTAAATTCAGGGAAAACCTAAAGGAAACCATGGCAACCCTGAGCGAAATCCGTATTGACATTAGCCCTGTTATGATATAGAATATAGTTATATCATTAATAAGCTAAAAAAATATGGAGACGTGCAGAGACTATAATCAGGAAACCGTAAAACAATGTACTAGATGTAAAAAAATAAAATTATTATCAGAATTTAACAGAAAAAAAGATGGTAAATTCGGTAGATATTCTCATTGTAAAGAATGTAAATCTAAAACTGATAGGAAATATGGTAAAGATAATAAAGAAAAAATTACATCAAGATACAAACATTGGTCTTTAAAAAACAGAGATATAATAAATAAAGCAAGTAGAAAGTATTACTACAAGAATAGAGAAAAGCATTTAGTTTTAACTCGTAATAGACGAGCAAGAATGAGAAATGCAGAAGGTAGTTTTACTTTAAAGGAATGGGAAGAATTAAAAGATAGACATAATAATAGATGTGCTGAATGTGGTAAAAGTGAACCATTTAATCAATACAGAAAATATTTAACTATTGACCATATAATTCCATTGTCAAAAAATGGCACTAATTATATAAGTAATATTCAACCATTATGCTTTGTATGTAACTCTGTTAAAAAAGATAAGGTTAAGGGATAGTCCGAACTATATGGAAACATATAGAGATTAGTAGAAATATCTAATCCGCTACATTAGTAGCAGTAACAAATTTGAATCGTGCCGTAGTAGGTAAATTTACCCTTGAGGTAAGAAACCAAGACTCTAATACTTTTGCCGATGGCTTCAATATAGGCTAGTAGAGTTTCTATTATAAAATAATAGGTTGCTGGCTCGTCTTATCTGTCAAATTGGTTAAGATGAGCCACAATTTGACAACAACCTTATATAAATGTATGAATAAACCACAAAAACAAATAGTGGATATAGTACACGATTACAAAGTTATGTTCGGTAAAGAATATGATGAAGTAGTTATGTATATAATAGCCAAGAGAGAGGAAATGAAATCTGATACAGGTGTTCTTAAAGATGGAGATTTTAAGTCTGAATATATAGATAGAAAGATTTTTGAAGTACCTGAAACACTACATACAATGTTAAAAGAAAAATTAACAGCAGAAGAATACGCTTATTACACTACAAAGGCAGGTAGTAGGTGGTTTGCCAAGAGATTTGGTGAATTTTGCTTAGTAAATATATAATATGAAAGAAAAATATCTAGCTCTTGCTATGATATGCAAGGGTACAAAAGAAGAAATAAAATCATTAGATACTTGTTTATCTAGTGTTGCTCAATTTGTTGACGATGTTTTTATAACATTGACTTATACAGATAAAGAAAGTGATGTTGATGGATTAAAAAAATACCTTGAGGATAATTGGAATGCTAAAGTTTCTACATTTAAATGGATTAAAGACTTCGCTGCTGCTAGAAATCATAACTTTGCTCAAGTACCTAAAGACTTTAAGTATATCTTATGGTTAGACGCAGATGATGCTTTAAGAGGTGCTTCTGATTTAAAAGATACAATGAAAGAAAATGAGGCAGATGTATATATACTTAATTATATTTACGCAATAGATGAAGATAAGAATCCAACAGTAGTTCACATGAAAACACAGATAGTAAAGAACGATGGTTGTGTTAGTTGGGTTGGTAAATTACATGAAGATTTTGATAAGAAAAGAGAACTAAAATCTTATCTTATTAAAGATATTGATAGAATACATTTGAGTACAGATGAAAGGTTTGAAGAAGCTAAAACAAGAAATCTTGAAGTAGCAGAAGATGATGTTAGATTGAATCCTAAAGACCCTCGTTCGTATTGGAACTTGGCTAATTCACTAAAAGCATTAGGAGATAATAAAGCACTAGAAGTATTTAAGAAGTTTATGTCAATGAGTAAGTCTGAAGAAGAAATGTATATAGTAAGATTAAGAGTTGCAGAGATACATTGGACAAATAAAGATTTTAGTAAAGCTATAGATGAGTGTAGATATGCTATAGGATTAAGACCTAGATACCCTGACGCTTATCATTTAATGGCTAATGTTTATCACGATGTAGGCAAATATGATAAAGCAGTTGAGAATCATTTGATTGGTTTAAGACTAAAACCACCATATCATTCAATTATTGTTTATAACCCAAGAGATTATGACTTCGTTCCTATGAACAACTTAGCAAAGACCTTCTTTTCTATGGGCAGACCTGACTTGGCATTACCTATGTTGGAAGCGTGCCTTAAAATAAGTCCTAGAAATGCTAAGGTGAAAGAAATGGTTACTTTATTGAGAGAAGAAACAAACAACTTTAACGAGATGTTGGTTTATGTTAAAGAATTAGAAGCTACAGAAGATAAAGAAGAACTATATAAAAAACTACAAGCAATACCTGATAAATTTAAATCAATTCCACAGATTTGTAGAATAAGAAATAAGAATTTTATTAAAGAAGAATCAACAGGAAAAGATATAGTTTATTACTGTGGATTTACTCAAGAAGAATGGACACCTGAAACTGCTAAAAAGAAAGGAATAGGTGGTTCTGAAGAAGCAGTTATTTGGTTAAGCAAGATGTGGGCAAAGAAAGGAT